TCCCGCTTGACCGGTTCCCGCTTGACCGGTTCCCGCTTGACCGGATCGACCACCTGCAAGCCGTACTGAGCGATCAACCGCGCCGCCAGCAAAGCCGCAGTACGCGCTTCTTCTTCGAAAGGAGACGTTGCCTGTGCAAGTAGCCGACGCACCTTCTCTTCCGGAGTACTCATCCCTCACCCTTCCCAAAAGGAACATGGAGCATGCCTGCAGCACGTTTTTTTGCGCGCTCCCCTCGCCGGTCGTAGCCAGCAGTGGTGGTGACCGAAGCGTGGCCAGCCAACCCCTGGATCGCCACCAAGTCCACCCCCGCGTCCAGCAAATCGCCGATATAGGTCCGTCGGAAGTCATGCGCCGAGAACGGACGCACCCCAGCTTGTCCTGCGAGACCCTTCAAGCGCTTCAACACCCCATTGAAGGACATGTGCCGATCTCGAATGCGTCCACCCTTGGCCACGGGTTTGAGAAATGCCCCCGCCTCCGTCCCTCGGTGCTCAATCCACGCCTGGATTGCAGCCAGTGCTCCAGGCGACATGTACACCACGCGTTCCTTACCTCCCTTTCCCAGCACCTTGATCGTTTCCGCCTCGAGATCCACATCGGACATACGGAGCCCCACCGCTTCGGCCCGGCGGAGCCCCCCTCCATATAGTAGAGAAAGAAGCGCGGCATCGCGCGCTCCAACAGGAGTGCTAGGATCGCAAGAAGCAAAGAGCGCTCGAATCTCCGCCATCCCAAGCGCACGCCCAGACGGCACCTTGGCGCCTGGAATCTTCCCCACGTCCACAGCTCGGTGGTATTCCTCAACAGGCATGAGGCCGAGACGCCAGGCTTCCTTGAGCACCCCCCGAAGAAAGTACAGCATCTTGTTGGCTGTCGATGGAGCGTAGCGGGTTTGGGCGAGCTTGGATTTGATCGCTTGCGTGTGCTGGTACCTGAGCGAGTGCCAAGGCACCCGGTAAATCGAAACCCCCGGCATCAGGATCTCTCCGATTACGTGCAAGGCCCCCCGAACTGCCGGGCGGCTTCCAGGCGATAGCTTCGCCAGGTACACCGCCACCGGATTTTGATCCAGTTGTCCCTCCAAGACGGGCACAAGCCCAGCTGCTTTTGATATTTCGGACATTTAGACCTAGCTTGTTCTAGTACTGAGCTTCTAGCAACCAAACGTGTACCACAAGGCAGCACCTGCCACCAACTTTTTTTGGACACGATGGGCAAAAATTCTTGGAAGCCCAGCCCACCCACATGATACCCTTTAAGACAAAGGAGAGCACCCGATGACATTTATCAATTTCAAGAGTTGGTTGATCAGCCTGCACGCCTGCAATGACGCCGTTCGGTGGGTTGGCGTTGCCAGCCTGGACTATGCCTGGCACAACTGCGAGCGCGGTGATTGGATGCTGTGGCTAACCCAAAACCTGAAAGTGCCCCCCGAGTTGGAAGTCGCAGCGCTTGCACAATGCCTGATCAAAGTCCTGCCCCAACACATAGACCATCTAAGAGAGCACAGACAAATAGATGTGCTTAGAGAAATTGCCTGGATCGCTGCAAACATCACGCATAGAAACTCCATCTATGACATGCATGAAGCGATAAAAAATCGCTCGTCCGAAACAGCATTTCGGGCTTTGGCTATGTATCGAAAAATCGATTTCACCAAGCCCGACAACTGGGGCTACCCAGAGCTAACTATAGAGGCATTCTATCATTACGTTCTAAAATCTCCCAAAAATGACAGCGCATACCCGCTCCTATGCCTAGCTAGAGCAGTGCAAGAAAAAATGGTTGTCCTGGAACAATGCAACCCACAGCGGGAAAAAGCAGTGCTCGAGACTCTACACGATTGCGCTTGGATCCTTCGAGAAGAAATCCCATTTTCGATCATCAAAGCCGCACACAAAAAAGTCGCCTAATCCACCTCGAAAATCTCCCAATCATCCGCCTTGTCATCGTCCGAAGTGAACACCTCGGTGTTGTCACCCAAAGGACACAACTCGAACAGGAAAGGAAAGGTGATGTTTGCTGGAGCAACTTTCGGCGCCTGCGGAAATACCTTTCGCACGTCATCCCAAGACTCCGCAAAACGCACCTGCCGCCCAGGTTCCCACGCACGACGTCGCACAATAGCCCCCTTCGACATAGCCCGCACTGCCCACTCAAAATTCATTTTGCTACCTCCGCTTTTTGAGCATCGGCCAAGCATATTTCCAGCCGAGATACCCAACCCCCGCAACAGCACCCACCCCAAGAACCCAACCAATCGAAGAACTCTCGCTATCGGCGGGTTGAAAATTTTTCGAGAACACTCCCCCTGGCGGCTGCACCTTCAAATCGTATAAGCGCACCCCAGAAAGTAGATTATCCAGCACGTGATTGGTGTTTGCAAGTGCTTCCTTCAAGGCTGCTTTCAAATGCCTTAGCCTGTACATGTCGTACGCTTCCGCAAGCTGAAGTGCCGTAATTTGAGCGTTGGCTGCCTGGTCCAACCTTCTAGGTACACCTCGCATCGAGGTGCAATAAGCAAGATCCTTGACCCTACCACCTTGCATGTTCATGCATGTCTTCCAATCAAAAAACGTGCAGCTAACATTTTCAAGGCCCATAGGAAAATCAACGCGGCTGTCATATCCGTTAGATCTTGCTATCTCATCGACATAAAGCTCGAACGCGTCGTGATCCGCGCGTGGGTCCATTTCTACAACCAACGGCCTTATGTTGCTCCAAAGCAAATAATCCGGGGTTCGCTCTGTGATTGGCACCAAATCCTTGTGCTCCAAAAGCCTGCGGTAAGACTCTTTGGCCGCGCGTCTGATCACAGTATCGATCTTGATTGCCTCCGCGCGCACCGGTTCGATGACGTAGGACACCCAATCAAACACTCCTTGCGCCACCCAGCCCGAGGGCAACGCCGAAATGATCTGTTCACCGACCCATTTGCCACCACCAGTCACCCACCAATCGGTCAAACCTGCTGCTGCAGGCCCAAAAAGCGCACCAGCTGCAGACGTGAAAACAACCAGAGCTACTTTTTCGTCATCCTTCAGCTCTTCCTGCTCAGATTTGGGCAAACTTCCCATGTACTCATTCAGGAACTCTTCATATTCCGTTGGAAGCGGCATGTCGAACCTCTGCTTTCCAGCAAATCATACCACACCCAACGCACAAAAGAGCCGAAAAATTTGCAGAATAGTACTGGATGATGGTAGACAAATATAGACACCGCTACGGGCATCCTAAACGCCCCCTAGGAGGTACAATGACAAAAGCAAAACCGAGCGCACCCAAATCAATCAACCCAAACATAGACTTGAATGCCGTATGGGAAAAATTCATCCAGAAGTCGCACTGGGACGAAGTCTCCGAAGAAGCGCAGAAGATCTTATTGCAGAGCAAAAGAGAACGCATAGGTGCAAGCATTGAGGCGTTACGCGCTCAGTACGATCTGATCACAGAACAAATAGACTCTGTTGAAGACCGAGAATCAAACGCCAAAGTGCATCTAACAAACCTAGCTACGGCACTTGGTCCATTGGCGACAGAGAAGGTTTTGATAACCGCCATGCTTGAACACTACGGAACGATCCGTACTCAATCAAGCACCGAAAAGAAGCCAAAAACAACCACAATCATCAGCGAAGATGCTGTGCTCAATGTGCTCGACTACGATGGCAAATTCATCCATGCGATCGTAGATGATTTGAAAGACGAATACCCAGAAGCATCAGTTGCAACAACACGCCTTGTGATCCAAAACCTCATTGCAAAGGGCGCCGTGATCAAGACAGGAGAAAGACGCTCTTCCCAGTACAGAAGAGCGCAAGAAGTCTAAACCGGCACACCCTCCCGCATCCAAGACCACACCCCCTTTGCCCAATCTTCATACCCCTTTGGGGATGCATGAATCCGATCACTCGACATGGCGACCGGCGGCTGCATGCTCATTGCCTCGTGAAAGAACACACCAGCTTCTGCGGCAGCTGGACTGGATCGGATCATCGAAAGCGCCTTGTCCAGATTGCGGACCGGGCTCCAAGGCGGAAGCATCCAGACAATCTTGGCACCACTGGCAGCAATCTTCCGAACGAATTTTTCGAGCATGGGGGTCTCCCAGTCAATCTGATCTTCGGTGGCGTTGCCGTCGTTGGTTCCAAGCGTCACCAAGACCACCGATGGAGACCGATCCAGGATCGGCCCAATCCCCACGGGGCGTCCCCCCACACGAGACCGATCCCGAGCCCATTGGAAGATAGCTGTTCCCCCAACGGCAATAGATTCGAAATCTATGCCGTCCTTTGCCGTCAGTGCCCTGAAATGCCTCCCCAACCCCAAACCGTGGCTGTCGCCTACGAGCAATAGCCTATCGCCAGGAACAGGGCGCCACGTGACACCACGCGCCATCATTGATCCGATCAAGATTACCCCACCCGTGATGCCGAGTGCCAGAGCAAGATTCATGGCCGCATAATACCACAAAAAGATCAAACCCGGAGATGTGCGAGTGCTCCGGGTTTGAATGCCCTTCTCCCGGGTTCGCGGCACCCGTACTTCCAACCTACCACCAAACCCCAAACGGCACAAAAAAACCGAAACCCGGGAGACCTGCACTTCTCCCGGGTTCGCGGCACCCGTACTTCCAACCTACCACCAAACCTCACAGGGGCAACAATTTTTTGAAAAGAAAATCGCCACCCCCAAAAAAACGCTGGAAATTCTCATACTTCCACGTTCGCCAAATTGTTGATCCGGATGGGCAAAAACTTCCTGTACCCCGTACCATCCGGGGAAGAGTACGCCTGTCGGCAATCGACAAAAAGCGTTACTGTTTCGCTGATCGAAACCCAGAGAAAACCGTTCCAAAGCTCCAAAACTTCTGGCGATATTGCCTGATCGCAGGTGTACGCCGGAGCATCCGCAAGGGAACTCCCCTCGTTGTCGGATCCAAGCACCACGGGATGACGCACGCGCAAAACCACCGGTGTGTACCCTTCTTGGTAAGAATCACCCTCCATTGAAACTGCAATCGCGGCCGCTACATCGTACCAATATTGGATCCCTTCCGCACATGTCAGATACAGTTTTGCTCCTTTTCCACGCCCAAATCCCGACCGCCCCATCATTGCTTTACCATCATCAACAGCAACGATCGGAACCAACCCAATTTCTGAGATCTTCGAAAGGCGATTGAAGAACGTCACATGGTAGACGTATTTTTTGGTCATGTGTCCTCCACAATAGCGCGAAACCAAGGGTTAGAAAGCGCGTGTTGGCCCCTTGCGGCCCTAACAGCACGCGAAGCATCACGACCAGACCAACCCAAATAACGCAGTGCCAACCCAGAAACCAACCCCGATCGATTCAACCCCGCCATACACGTCACCAAACAACGCTTTCCTCGATGCAGTTCCTGTGCAACTACATAAGCCGCAAGCATTGCAATTTCAATCTCTTTTTGCGTAGGCACATCGTCTCTAATGCCCGCACGAACGACACGCACACCAGGAAACAAACAAGCTGGGGGCTGATACTGGCTCGCGCAAAGCACGAGCACATCAGCCGTTTTGGAGATTTTTTGAAGGGGAGAGGGAGCAGATCCTTGGATGAGGTTTTTCGCTACCATAGAGGCGTCCATCCCCCTATGATATCACGCAAATTTCAAAATGGCGCGTCTTCCTGAGACAGATCGTCACCTTGGGAAACATCGGTTGACTGCACAACCTGCGCTGCAAGCTCAGGACGCCTTGCGTCTCTGCGTCTTGCAAGCTTTCGAATAAATGCCGCAGCAGGCGCTAATGCTTCATCGATGTCTTCGTCTTCAGGAATTCTTGCGTAGCGGTACAAATCTGGTTGGTCCTCGATCCAAGACATATTGCCTAACTCTGAGAGCTTCTTTGCGCTCATCACCTCGTATTTCGTGTCATTCTTACCAGTACCTTGCCGAGTGATGATGATATCAAACCCTTCGAATGGGTGCGTGTAGTCTCCTCCAGCATCAGGATCGCGACGCAACGCACGCAAGCGCTCATAGATTTTAGGGCCAAATTGTAAAGGCTGCGGCCCATCCGCAGCGCTCACGGCGGCAGTAGGGCCACTACGCACGATCACGTTGCCGTATCCGTTGAGTTTCGCAAGGTTTTGATAGGCCAGCTCTTCATCAGAGCTCGTGCCCAGAGCATAAATCGCCTCCACGATCTTGCAGACCTTGCATGGGCGCTTGCGCATAATTCTAGGACAACACAGAGTTTTCATGCGCTCCATACCCGGAAGCTGCAAAAAATGCTTGTGTGTGATCACAAATGGACTTTTGCCGCCTGCTGGCGGCGGAAGAAATCTTAGCACCCACCGCCCCGGAGTCAGCTTCAAGACAGATCCCGAAGCTTCGGCCACGTACTTGTCTTCCTCATCCAGCGCAGAAAGCTCGTACGATCCCCATTGCACTTGTTCCATGTCCGTTGTCATTGTTTGTTCTCCGTTATACGTAAACGTTTTTTTGCTAAGCGCTAAGCTGATACGGCTTCATACCCCCCCATCCGATGCCATACTCAAAATCCACAGGTAGAGGAACACCAAAAGAGGGCCAACTGGTCATGATCTTGTGACATTCACCAGCGACTTCATCCAAGCAAGATTCGTGGACCTCCAACACGATAGAATCGTGCACTTGTGCCACAACCTTGGCATCGATCTTCGAAGAAAGAATCCAATCCACCACAGCAGAAAGAGACGCTAAGCAATAATCCGCCGCGGTGCCCTGTATCGCTGAGTTCCAAGATCCATGTTCCGCTTGGCTACGCCGAGATCCATCCTGAGACGCGATATCAAGCAAGTATCGCCGCCGCGCGCGCATGCCGTCCCAGTACGTCCAAACGATCCCATGCGTTCGTGCGTAGGAAAGCTGCCGATTGAGCCAAGCGTTGAACTTACCAAAAGCACTAAGTATCGCTTCCTTTACCGCGGCGGCCTCCGGCACAGTGCACCCCATCTGCGCAGCCAAAGAATTGTCACCCATGCCGTACATCACCCCAAAGTTTATGCCTTTTGCAAGAGATCTGTATTTGCTCTTGCCGGTTCTGGCGTAATCTTCAGCGATCGACTCAGGTTCCACGTTCCAAGCCAGTTTCGAGACAAGCTGCGCTGTTCGTAGATGAAAATCCACGCCCTCTTGAAAGATCTTGATCATCTCTGGATCTTGAGAAAGCATTGCTGCAACCCTAAGCTCCACTTGGCTGTAATCCGCAGAAAGCAACACATATCCCGGCGGAGCGCACATGATGTTGCGCGCCATGATGCCAAGCTCATCAACCGGTCGAGGAAAGTTTTGCATATCCGGATCTGCGCAGGAGATCCGCCCAGACTTAGCTCCGGAGATGCGGTAATCTGCATGGATACGATCATCAGGACGAATGAATTTTAAGACTCCCTGAGCGTAGGTTCCCCTCAGCTTCTGAATCTGTCTAAGCTTTAGTACCAAGGCAGGAACCTCGTGAGAATCACTAATCTTTTTCAGAGAAGTCTTGTCAGTTTTTATCTGACCCGAAGCAGTGCGCTCTAGGTACTCTTCAGCCAAAGCGCAGGTTTTCGCTATATAGCCTCCAAGCTGCTTTGGAGAGCTCCAATTTACGGTAGAATCAAAAGCCTTCAGCTGCACCAAAAGATCCGATTCTCTTCCCTCCAAAAGCCGATCAAAGAGCATCGCATTTTCTCTCGAAGCATGCATACCCCACGCTTCCATCCAAGCTATAGAATAAGCAGCGCCCTGCACAAGCTTGCGCCAAACATTGTCTAGCCGCTGGACCTTTTTGATTTCAGATCCGAGATACTCTCCAAGCATAACAGTTGTGACCGCATCGCGTGCGTTGTACTTGTGCAAAATATTCTTTGGTATCGCACCGTACACCCAACCGCCAACATCCCCAGGGGACTCTCGGATGATTGCATCCAATTCCGGATCTTCGGTAAGACCAGCTTCTTCCTGGAAGAGCACACCAGATCTTTGCTTTGCGATCTCAGTCAATCGAGAATTGACGTGCTTTTGCGCGGATGCCATAGCTTCCTTGGCGTCGTCTTTCATACCGCCCATCCCAACCAGAATCGCAAGTTGGTCAAGGCCCCCCTCAGCATCGGGATCCAAGATCTTACGCCACAGCAAAGTATCGCCCACGGGGGCTGAAGCCATCACACCATCGGAGGTGTACACGCTGAGCATATCAAATTTGACGTTTTGGCCGATCTTAGGAATCTTGCTATCGCACAAGAAATCCATCAACACCTTTCGTGTTTCTGGATTATCCAAAGCAGCCTTGCCCCAGACGTAAGCACGCCGTGTGCCTTCACGGCACAAGGCCACCGACAGCAACTTGAAGCTTTTGGTAAAATGCCTCCCCGCGGTCTCCACGTCCCACGCCACCCAACCCCCTTGGGATAGTCCCTTCACCGCATTGGTAGCCTCTGACAAGGATGTCACCACCTCGAACGACGCTTCCCACGGTACCTCAGACAGATCATAGGTCGTGAGCGCCCATTTCAAGTCTGCCTCAAACATACGATCAACAAAGCGATTGCGTAGCGCTGCAGCCGGGTGGATAAGAAAAAACACCGGAATTGGCACATCATGACAAGTAAGAAATCCAAATCCTCGCCTGCAGCTCATAGGTGCCACCCTGAAACCCATTATGGCCTTGGCAGCTATCGCGCCCAAGGCAAGGATTCTGGTGGGGCTACACACCTCTATAGTATGGGCTAGATGCGATCGGCACGCTTCTATGCATCGATTATCTATTTCTTGGCGCTTATTGGTCTTGGGCGTATAACAACGAGTTGCGTTATCATACATCACGGGTCCGCTGTAGTGCGTCTTCACGCACATCTTGAGCCTTTCCCCGCTTTTGCCCACGAAGGGCATCCCTTCAATATCCTCCGTTTTGCCTGGGCCTTCACCCACAATCAGCACGCCACCAGGTTGCCCCGATGGGGGCACCCCGGCGGTGCGCGCTGTTCGAAAGAGTTTGCACCGAGAACACTTCTGTGGGACAGAAACAGGAGCCTCCCTTTCGACAGCTGCGGTAGGCAACTCATCGAACAGCGGAAGCATCACATAAGCCCCATGGTGACCAAAGTCTTGGGAACCTTAGCTGAAATGTCCTCAATTTTTCCAAGCACCGGCACTGTTGGCTTCAATGCTTCGCAATATTCCACCAGTTTTTTGGGTTCTTGGACACCTGCGGTCATAAGCAGCCGAATCACATCACCGATTCGAGCTGCGCGTTGAAGCGCCCCCATATCGAGCACTATTCCCTTGACCTCCACTTTTTCTGTCGGGTCATGCTTTTGATAGGGCCCAACGGCGACCAATGGGGGTTGTGCCGGCTTTTGGGGTTGTGCCGGCTTTTGGGGTTGCGCCGGTGTGCCAGTATCCGGATCCTGACCGGGGGGCACAAGTTGCCACGGATCTTTTGGGCCAGGGGACTGCTGGGCCGGAGCAGGGGTTTGCTGGGCCGGAGCCGGGGACTGCTGGGCCGGGGCCGGAGCAGGGGTTTGCTGGGCCGGAGCAGGGGTTTGCTGGGCCGGAGCAGGAGATTCTGCGTAGCCCATCATGTCGCTGAACCCAACAAGACTTCCGGTGCGCAATGCCCGCAGCACTTCGTGTGCTTCGACACGGGTCAACCCGTACAGAGTGAGCTTACCATTGCGATGATAACGAATACGGCGCAGATGCCCAAGAATTTCCGCCTCACCTCCAAATTCAGTGATTCTTGCCATAGACACGGGTACCTCCTTACGAAAAATTCACACACTCTCCATCCCTCGACAGGGAGTATCGAGCCGCCTCCAGCAGATCCGGGGCCTGTATTTCTGCTGGGTCCGACTTAGGAGGAAGCCTAACACACCCGGCCTCGACCCCCAAAATTTTTAGACGCATGCATGAAGCCCATCCGGTTTCCCACGCGTCCCCATCGAGCACAACAACAAGGGGCCGCTGCGCTTCCCGCGAAATCCAATCAAGTTGGCCTGCGGTGGGCTTGCCCAAGAACGCCGAAGCATGGGGCCAATGCGCCAGCGCATCAAACACCCCTTCCACGAGGAGCAGCGGGGTCATGGTGGGAGTTTTGACTGCCCACCCACGGTACAGGGTACCCCCGCGAGAACCGGCCGGATAAAGGTACCTGAGGCGCGCTGTGGCCACCCATGCTCTGGCCACGTACCAGAGCCAATTTTGATCTTCGTCGAGGACCGGAACAATCACACGGTAAGCATATTTGCCGCGCATGCAGCCACCAATTGCTTCCCTGGCGATCACCTCCGCCCCAATGCCTCGAGATTCAAGGTATTCAATCGCGTCCGAAAAAACTAGCGATCGGGCGATGTACTTGCCAGAAAGTTGCGTGTAGCCCGATGGCGGCATGAGGCAAGAAGGGCGCTGCTCTTGGGTTTGAGGATTTCTCGGCTCGTAAGAGCCACATCTAGGGCCTGTACTGCCAACAGATCCACACCGAAAGCAGTGATATCGCCCAGTAAGCAAGCACACGCCAAGGGAGGACCGTTTGTCAACAACACCAGCTTTTTCCTCGCAAAACGGGCAATTTCCGCGAACCCACCCGCTTGTAGATGGGTGTTTGCCAGAAATAGCATCCATCACCAAGTCTGATGACGCACTCATGATGGCCTCCTCAAACCTTGATCAAACGTCCTGTCGCGAAGTCCTGCTCGTAGGGGCCAACTTTGAACCGCCCCTTACCGCGTCGCACCTTGGCGGCAAAAAGCGTCATCAAATGGTTCAAAAGATTCAAAGTGATCACCAAATCCGCAACCCGGATTTTGTGAATTGAATCTGCAACATCCGTGAGATCAAGTATTTTGTTGCTCTTTTGTTGCCCTCGTACAACTTGGCTGGCGGTCCACCCCCACCGATCTGTTTCGTGCATGTAATGCCGAAACCCCTCATAAACAACACGTCCCGTGTCGTATTCTTTTCTTTCGGAAGAGAGATCAGCAGCTAGTTTGTCGGCATAGTCGACAACCACAACCTCAAATCGTGTGCCTATTTCATGCTCAGCATCTTTCACCCAATCACGAAGGTGCCCCACTGTCGTTACGTATGGCTCGAACTCTTTGACCAGAATGTTCCCGAAATTGTAGCTTGTACTCAGATCATCTAACGCCGTCTGCACCGCTTTGCATGATGGATCATCATTGATTGCATCTATGGTAAATCCTGTTAGGTTTGCAATAATTCTGATAAGTTGCTCACCGGTCGGCAGTTCCAGCGTAGCAAATGCCACGCTTTTCCCTTGCAAGGCAGCAGCACAAGCAACCTGAACCAAAGCCATAGATTTGCCATCACCCGACCCACCCATCCACATCGATAGGGTACCCTGTTTTGCTCCACCCCCCAACAACGTGTCGAGATCCACAATTCCCGTGGCCAGTTTGGGCACGTTGTGCGACGCCTTTATAACGGTGTGCACGTTTTTGTCCAAGCAATCACCGACATTTGCGGTGTGAAGCCCTATTTTGGACACTCTGCTAATATCTTCAGCTACCGGAATCAGGCTTTCGCGTTTTTGCCATGCTGAAAGTCCTCTTTCGAGGGCACCCCGTTCTCCTCGGCGTCGGAGGATAGGCGCCATTTCTGTTATGATTTCATCGATTGGTGGAATTCCGGCGTCATCAGCATCCTCGAACATTTCGTTGACTTGCTCGATTTCTTGCTGTGTCACTGTGCCTGATGAAATCCAACGACGAATTCTTTGTAGTACTACGAGTTGGCTATTTGGTCCTTTTCCTGTCTCGGAGGCGATGGATTTACATGCTCGTAGGGCCAATCTGGCCTTTGGGGTAGGGAGCAATTCGTGGTCAATCCAGGCTCCAAGGAGGTCGTAGAGTTTTGAGTTTTCGCAAATGGCTGAGACCATGAGCGTTTCAAATCCTCGGTGAATTTCGTACAACTCCTGTTGGTTTCGTGCCGCATGATTCATCCCCACACCCATTTCCCTTCGGCAAGCTTTTGGTTGATTTCTGCTTTGCGGAGACGCCCATCTTCCGCGATTTGTTGCAGCAATCGAAGATGCATACCTTCTGGGAAATGCTGTTCTAGTAAGGTTTTCACCTGGTCATCGTTTGGATTGCCACCGCTTCGGTTGACAGCAGCCATAAATAAATTGCGTTTTTCTAGGTATAGCCTCTCAGTATTCGTGATTGTGCAGGTTGGCACACAGTAGCTGGCATCTTGGTTTTCACGTTCGAACCAATCCCAACGGGTTCGAACTCTCTTTGGGGAGAGCACCCACACCGCACGCATTGGGTTTTCCGTGTTTGGGTTGGTACGTTCCCAGATTTCGAACGACCACATACACCACTCCACCGGCGAAATCTTGTGTGCAATCAACTCCTTGGCACATTCGACAAGGAGGGCGTACCATCGCGAAGTCGTAATCTTTTTGGGGCGCGTGAAAGACCAGCACTTTTGCCCAAAGTGCTTTTCGTAAGCAGATCGATACCACGCAGCAAGCATTTCTGCGAGGTGTTCATCCGAATCGGTAGCATCGAGGTAGGGTGCTCCTGGTGTTAGCAGATCTGCAATGCGTGTTAGTTCTGGAAGGAAACTGAATGTACGCGTGCTTCGAGGGGTTGGTTTTGCTTGGGTTGATCCAAGGCCCATTCCGATTGGCTTGGATGCTGTGATTTGGATTTTTGATATTGGAGCTGCTTGGAGAGATAGGGATTGTGGGGGAGGCACAACCTCCAAAGCCGATGGTTCGGTTGGTTGAGGATATTTGGCCTTGCATTTGGTTCTTAGTTCAAAAACCTCTTGCTCGGCGTGTTTCGGGTAGCTTCCGGTTTCGGGGTTCCACCAATCGCAATGCTGAGCCCAGTCATACTTCCAATCTTTGAGGATTACTCTTTTTCGCCCAATGCGGCGTCTTCCGTTTCTTTTACGTGTTTCAGATTTTTTTTGAGTCTGGTGATGCGTTACTTTTGCAGAAGACGCAACATCGGATGCAGAAGCGGATCCGGATGGAAAAAAAGAAGACGCGCGACCCGGGCCCGGGTCGCCGTCCCTCTGGGACTCTCTCCGGATCTTCTTTTTGTTTAACTCTTCTTCTCTTAATAGATCCGGTGGCCCGGTTTGGTTTTCGGGGGGGTCAGCCCGGTTTGGTTTTTCGTCAACAAAAACAATAGGATTGTAGGGGGTCGGCCCGGTTTGGTTTTCGGGGGGGTCAGCCCGGTTTGGTTTTGGGTCCTGCACGCCCAAGACGCTCGAAAAAGTATACCTTGATGTTTGGGGGGTATTGTGGTTGTTTGTAGGTGTAGGTGCATAAGGATCGTTTGCTTGGTCGTACTCTTTTACCGGTCTTGGTGGTCGTGTTTCGATTCGTACCTCTTGGCCGGTCTCTTCCATTTTTCTTCGGAGGTACTCTTCGATACTGATTTTTGGTTCGCCTCTTTTGTAGATGTCTTCTGGTTTTGGTGCGGGAATGGCCTGCTCGAAAGCGCGTTTCCCGACGGTGTATAGGGGTGGATCTCCGATCGCTTCGCAGTGAGGCAGCACCGCGGCCACAGGTGTGGGCTTGTGATCCGGGTTGAAGCGTTCGTTGATTTCTTCGGGTGTTAACCCGCCCGTTGCCCCCAAGTCGGTGGGGTTACAGCGCAGTGGTCGGTGAAAGAGGGTGCTCTTCTGTGGTTTTGAGGGTCTGCCCCCACCGCGTTTGCCCCCGCGCTTGTTGGCTGTTTTGAGCCAGCGCGCGGTGGTTATCGGAACGGTTGCCAGCTCGGACAAGCACGCTCCTGCGAGCGTGTGGATGTAGCAAGGCACCTGGATGTATGCATCGATTTTGGTATATTTTACGAGTCGTATCTGCCAAGGCTTGCGTGCTGATTTGATAAGGTCGGCTTTCGACAGCTTGGTCAGTGCACGTTTTATTTGCGGTACGCTTAGCTTATTTTTGAGGCGAACCCCCTCGTAGTCGTGCTCTGGTGCCACAAATTGAGCGATACCTTCGATTGTGATGTGCACCGTTCCGGCGGAGTCTCGAAGCGGAAGGAGCGCTACCCAGATAGCCCATGCGTTTGGGCCGAGCGCGCCTCTCAGTTCGTTGACTGGGACCTGCGTGTGGTTTTGGGGTGTTTGATCGGGTGCTTCGATGAGAATGTGTGCAGGGATGCTCATTTTTTCCCTTTGTGTTGTGGCATCGGATGCCGTTGTTGGTTGTTTAGACCGTTTTGCCCGTCCAGCTAGCTTGCACGGGTTGCCGTTTGAACGCAAGCATTTATTCCAGTTTCTCTTTTTCTGCTGGAAATATCAATGGTTGTGGTATGGTATCCTCGGTGTTTGTATGCACGCACACGATTGGAGGCTTTTTGAGCCAATAGGCGCGTTTGCGTGTCGAGGAAGTCGAACACTTGGATCTCGGGATCGTTGTCGGTGTGGGTTACTTCTTGCCTGAGAATATCAAGGCAATCGGTTTGCGTTTGCGCTCCACCCGCCAGGATGACGGAGCGAACAGTATTTAGGCCGAGAGTCTCGAGAGTGCTGTTGGTCACGATCGCTGCTTTCAGAGTGCCCTCTCCGAGCTGTTTGAGGATGCGCATGCGATCGTCTCCGGATAGTCTTCCGGATATGTTTGTTGTGGCGATACCCTCCCGAGTCATTGCGGCGGCAAGCGCGTGTCCGTGGGTGGGGTTCGTGACACACACAAGTATGGGCTTGCGAGCCGACTGACACACATGGCACATTGCGCGGATTCTTTCTTGGCACATCATGACGCATTGTTGGTATGCGCTATCCCAGTTGTAGTCCAGGTGCGGCAACCGCGCGTCCGAGTATCTTACGAGCGTGACTCTGAAGGTAGTGCTGCTTGTGGTTTTCACTAAGCTTAGCGGGGACAGCTTGTGCATTTGGGGTCCGACCACCCCAATCATCATCGCGTGTCTGTTGTTGCTGTTGTTTATGCTTCGAGGTGATATGCCTACCCGATAATAGGCGTGTTTGGCGTGCTTCAAAACGGCAGCAAATGTTTTTGCGGATGCCATTGTGATATCATCCAGGATGATGCCTTCCGCAGTGGATAGCAGGTAGCGCTTGAGTGCAGGCTTGTTTCTAATCGCTTGATAGGTTGTGTATGTGATGTTCGTACTAGCCGATCTTATCGTTGCGTCTGTCACTGTGTAGGTCGTTCCAGTAGCGTCTTTACCCGCTTCTGCTACGTGCCTAGCTGTGCTTGCTGCGTGGGATATGTACACCCAACGACAAGGGACGGCTATGGATAATGCTATTGGTAACTGCAGTTTGCCTGCGCTTGAGCAGGCGTGTATGATCCCTCTTTTATTGAGGACTATGGTGTCCACCGTGTTCTTTTGGTATGGCCGGAGGAACATTAGGTTAGCGTTGGGGTTGGGGGCACATGTGATTTTCCTTGTGTCTATAAATCCTAAATGCACACCCTCTTTCTTTGCAAACTCTTGTATGATAGGGATAAATCCAGACGGGAATTCACCTGTGGACGTGTCGTACAATGACTCCATGTATCCTGTTTGGAGCTGCCCGTGGAGCCACCTTTGCTCTTCAGTTGTTGATCGCCGCACTATTGCATACGAATTGTTTACCTCTAAAATCATTTTGCTACGCCCTTTATTATATTGTCTAGCTCTTCTCGGATGCTTTTTACGACGTTGCTTCTAGTTGCCCACAGAAAGAAATTCGGTTCTATTGTTAGGCGTATTCCTGTTGTACTAGCGTCCAACCTGCCTTTGGTTCCCTTGGCAACGCCCTCTGTGCACACGAATACCACGGAACCGTTTTGGTATCTGTGCACAAGCCCGAACTCTTCTTTGAGGTTGGCTATCACCTGCTCGACGACTTGGATGATAGTCTTGTTATCTGCTTGGATAGCTTGCTGGATCGTGATTGTCCGCATGATTGGAGTACCTCTTGGGTTACTCTACCCTACGGTTTGTTGTATCTGCAAGTTATTCGATCGCAATGCCAAGCTTTGAGGCTTTGGTGATTTTTGCTTTGGATGCGGTGGCCGCTACGAGCGTAATTCGTCCGTTTGAGTCCACATGGTAGGTGGTGCCCCGTGCGCCTGCGATCTTGCCGGTGCCAGGGAGCACGTCTGTTGGGTGTACTCTTCCCGATAGCCCGGATTGTTGGATTGCCTCGAAAACGTCAAAGTTGGCTTGAAATCCTTGGGGGCTGATCTTGTTTTTTTGTTGTTGGTCGAACCATCGCTTGCCCTCCAGTTGCCCCAAAATCGAAAGGGCACTGCGGTTTTTGATGTTGAGCGTTGTCACCGGGTTGGGCTGGGTTGCCGGCTTCCGGGTTGCTGGCTTCCGGGTTGCTGGCTTCCGGGTTGCTGGCTTCCGGGTTGCCGGCTTCCGGGTTGCCGGCTTCCGGGTTGCCGGCTTCCGGGTTGCTGGCTTCCGGGTTGCTGGCTTCCGGGTTGCTGGCTTCCGGGTTGCTGGCTTCCGGGTTGCTGGCTTCCGGGTTGCCGGCTTCCGGGTTGCCGGCTTCCGGGTTGCTGAAGGGTTGGGGTTGGTTGTAGTGGGTAGCGCGAGTTGTTGTGCGCTGGTGGTTGGCTCAGGTGTGAGCACCAGCGGATTTGCCTTGCTTGTGGGGGGCGCCCTCCTGGATTTCCGGCTTGGCGCTTTTTTGACCGCTTTTCGTGCGGTGCTGCGTGTGTTGCCGGGGTTTTTTGTGCTTTTGGGGTAGTCCTTGATTGGTATCAGTGGCGGTTGGCGCAAGGTGATCCCGAAGCACGAGGCCGCTTTGGCAATGTTGACGTAAGCCTGTCGATACTGGGCAGGTGTGATGGACCCATCGTTCCACATCATATTTAGGCGCCCCAGTGCTGCTTGGGTGTGTCCCTTGTCGTGGATGGGCAGAGCCTTTTTTGCTGGCAGCGCGAACATTTTTTTGGGGATTTGGCGGCGCCGTGCGGCGGTGAGTGCGCCCTTGGGGACTACGCGTTTGGTTGGGCATCGGGTGTATGTGAGTTTGGGGGCAGTTTTGGATTTCGTTGCGGCCATGGTGCGCTCCATCTGCTCGAGGTGGTCATAGTATCGAGGGTGTTCCATGAGATGGTCTGCCGCGATCTCCCGAGCGATTGCGCGGTTGGTGGTGTGCTCCATCTCGACTTTGATTCCCTTTTTGAGTTGGGCGGGATCAAATTGCCTGTAATCTGCGGTGTCTGCTAAACCGCCTTTAAGCCGGTCTTTGGGTTTTCGTGTCATCTTGTTACGCTTTCGCTACTCGGAGGATGCCATTCGCTCGTTGGCGCTTCTCCGGGGTGGAGTATTGTTCCAGCATGAGGACTTCTCCGTCTGCTGCGATCGCGTACCAGGTACCCCGTGTTCCCCGGATCACGCCCCCGCGGGGCATCACCTCAGCAATGGTTTTCCCTGCTGCGGCTTCACCGGTTTTCACCATGGCCTCGTAGGCAAATCGGTTCATGTGGATGCCGTAGGGTGACGGGTTCGGCTTGGTCTGGCGTTCGGCCCATCGGGTTCCTTCGATGATGCCCATCCTTTCCACCACGTTGGGATCGGTGAGGTAGAGCCGCGTTTCGACCACCCGCAGCTTCGGGGGGGCTTTGGGTTTGCGTTTTCTTGGAGGCGCTTTTGGCGCTACGGCGGCGAATTGCTTTTTGAGCTCGGAGATCTCCCTCGGGCTCAGCCGCTCGGGGATGGGGCGTTTCTTGCCCTTGATCAGTTTGGGTTTTGCTGGTGC